ATTATCAGTGATCGTGTGTTTTATCTTAAAGAGCTACGTGATGTTAGTTTAGATACTTACGACACCACCGGAACGCATGAATTACATACTATTGACGTTAGGTGGAATAATCTGTGTAACATGGCATGTGTGTACTGCGGTCCGCAGTTTAGCAGTAAATGGGCAAGTGAACTAGGTAAGAAAATTAGCACTCCAACTGAGCAACAACAACAAAACTTCAAAGATTACATATTCAGCAATGCTAAACAGTTAAAACATGTATACATGGCAGGGGGAGAACCCTTGTTAATGAAAGAAAACATTGAGCTATTACAACTTTTAAAACAGGTTAATCCAGATGTTAACTTACGGATTAACACAAATTTAAGTAAAGTAGACACAAATGTATTTGATCTAATCTGCGGATTTAAAGATGTGCATTGGACAGTAAGCTGCGAGACAACGCATGAAGAATACGAATACATTAGGCATGGCGGATCCTGGACTGACTTTGAAGATAATTTGATTACCATTCAAAAACTTAATCACCGTATTTCTTTTAACATGCTACATTTTCTTCTAAACTATAACTCAATATTTGCATGTGTTGATTACTTTAAACAACAAGGTGTTCATAATAATAGTTTTATCATTGGTCCTATGCTAACACCGCTATACTTAAATATTTGCAATTTGCCTGATAATGTGCTACAATCTATAAAGTTAGAACTAACAAAGCGAATAAATGAACACCCTGGCTTTTTGCTTGAAAACAGTTACAGGAATATGTTAAAATATTTAGATACCCCGTTTAAAAAGAATTTGTCTCAGTCTTTTAAAGAACTCCATTTAATGGATGCACGAAGAAATTTAGATAGTAGTAAGATTTTCCTAGATTTATATAAAGTTGGAAATAATTAATGTCGATAAGCAAGTTGTATATTTCGTTGTTTCAAGACCCTGATTGGCCTATTGAAGCAGTGCCAGTGTTTACAAAAAAAGATTTGTCAACAGCAATCAAGGCAGATACTAGTTTAATATGTAAGACTACTATCTATGATATTGATATTCTTGATATTGATATGATAATAGACCATGCTGATGAGATTTATCTATTAGAGGATAGTTATCCTCCTGATAGCCAAGGACTTAAAAATTGGGAAACTTTTCAACTGTTAAATAAATTAGCTGACAGGAATGTTGCTAATGCTATTATAATTAGAGATTATATTACCCCAGGGTTAAACATGTTGCATGCGACCCGCTCTACAGATGAATCAATATTATGGACTGCTGGATGCTCCTTTACAGCGGGGATTGGGGTAGACTGGGAACAGAGATACGGATATTTACTTGCTGAAAAACTAGGCATGCCTGAGGTTTCCCTAAGCAGAGGAGGATCGTCTATTGGATGGTCCGCAGATCAGATATTGAGATCAGACATAAGATCAGGAGACACAGTTGTTTGGGGACTAACAGATACAACAAGAGTAGACTTAAATGACAACTTTTCTTTAAAATCTTGTCCAGGCAATCAGTATTTTACTAATGTTCATAAAGAAAAACAATATTGGAACATAGACTATTTTGGCAGTTTAACCCAAGAGGTTGCCGCCGCAAGAAGCGTATTGCAAGTTATAAACTATTGTAGCAAAATAGGAGTAAAACTAGTCTTGGCTAATTTACTTAATATAACTATAATGCCAATAGTATTGCACAATTATAAAAATACTATCGACTTAACAACTGAAGAGTACTTGGATCTTGGCACAGATAACGATCATCCTGGGCCCAAACAACACAGACACTATGCTAACGAAATTTACAATTTTATTGAAGGAAACAACAATGGCTAAAGCATTTGACGTAAGTAAGTTCCGCAAGGATATCACAAAGAGTATTGATGGACTTAGTATTGGATTCCATGATCCTACTGATTGGATTAGTACTGGTAACTATGCGCTTAACTACTTGGTAAGTGGAGACTTCCACAAAGGGGTTCCACTAGGCAAAGTAACAGTATTTGCTGGTGAATCAGGTGCAGGCAAGAGTTACTTTGCTGCTGGTAACATTGTAAAACATGCACAAGATCAAGGTATCTTTGTTGTGCTTATTGACTCAGAAAACGCACTGGATGAGTCCTGGCTACTTGCACTGGGGGTTGACACTGATGAGAGCAAGTTGCTTAAACTAGCAATGTCAATGATTGATGATGTTGCTAAAACTATCAGTACGTTTATGAAAGACTACAAAGCAATGGAGGAAGAAGAACGTCCTAAAGTATTGTTTGTTATTGATAGCTTGGGAATGATGATGACTCCTACAGACGTTAACCAGTTTGAATCTGGTGACATGAAGGGTGACATGGGCCGTAAGCCTAAAGCATTGTCGTCATTAGTACGTAACACAGTTAACATGATTGGTAGTTACAATGTAGGAATGGTTTGTACTAACCACACTTATGCTTCACAGGATATGTTTGATCCAGATGATAAGATCAGTGGTGGACAGGGCTTTATCTATGCTAGTAGTATTGTTGTTGCTATGCGTAAACTTAAACTAAAAGAAGACGCAGACGGCAATAAGACAAGTACTGTTAATGGTATCAGAGCAGCCTGTAAAGTGATGAAAACACGTTATTCTAAGCCTTTTGAGAGCGTTCAGGTTAAGATTCCGTATGAAACTGGCATGGATCCTTACAGTGGGCTACTTGATATGTTTGAAACACAGGGGTTGCTTACAAAGCAAGGAAATCGCCTCAAGTATACAACATTAGCTGGCGAAGAAATGCTCGAGTTTCGCAAGGGCTGGACTGGAGATAAACTAGAAACTATTATGTCTGATATTGTTGCCAAGGAGAATATGGTTCCTGAGGTAAATAACCCAGAAGACATTTCGGACGATGATATGTCTGAAGAAATGTTGGAGGCGTAACATTGGAATATGAAATTTTAGAAGAAACATGGACTGTACTCAAAGAGTATATTAAAGAAAAACAAAGTGCCGCTGATCACTGGATCGGTAACTTAATAGAATCAGGTGTAGACGAAGAGGTTATCCTAGACCTAGCAGGAATTGACAAATACTTAGCTAAAGCCGTGGAGTATAACGGCCTTGATTTAAATGATGAAGACGAAGACGAGACTGAATAAACATGATTAATTGGTACAGTAAAGTTACACAAGATCTCGGCAATATTCCAGGTTTCCTAGCTCACTATGAATCAGAGCTAGCTATGGCAAAGAAAGAAATAGGGATACACGGGCTAGTTGAGAAATCAATTAAAGAACTGCCTGCTGTTACTGAGATACGTTTTAGCCAACTACAAGAAGTTGAAGCTGTCCTTAATTTTCTCAATATCCAACTTCGCAAAATTAGGCGAAAGCACTTTGTTAAGTACCTGGAAAACTACCCCAGAGCATTAACAAGTCGTGACGCTGAGAAGTACGTAGATGGTGAGGATGAGGTAGTAGACTTTGAATGTATTATTAATGAAATTGCCCTACTTAGGAATAAGTGGCTAGGCGTTATGAAAGGCACAGAATCTAAAAACTTTATGTTAGGGCATATAGTTAGGCTACGCACTGCTGGAATGGAAGATGTACAAGTTTAATGGATTATACAAAAAAACTTGAATCCTTACAACAGCATGTTAGTGACACCACTCTTGAGTTTACTAAAGAACAAGTAACTATTCTTAAGTCACTGAGCTTACAAAACGGTTCAAAAAACAAACAAGGATGGGAAGTATACCGAAATCTGCAAAAAAAGTTTTCTGAGTCAAACCACTGTCTACACGCGGCAACAGAATCTTTAGCACAAGCCAAACGTAAACCTAATAAGAAAAATATTAACAATGTTGAGGTTGCACTGGAACTTTTTAATAACACATGGCAATCTACTAGACATTTGTCAATGCTAGGAATATTAAGTAATTAAGACTTTTCTTTAAGTACTTGTATATCTTCAGAGTTTTGGCTAATCTGATGGCCATTTAGTTCAGGCTTATGATTAAACACTACTTTTTCTAACTTTACAAAAGTAATTCTTTCGTTAGGAACGTACCTCCAGATATAATCTCCAGATGCTTTATTAATACCAAACACAGTCTGTGTCATTCCAATCTTTACGATCAAAGCCTGCTCGTCGTCCAGTAATACATGATCGCCTTCCTTAAACTGACTGTTCATGGAAAAAGCAATGCCTTTTCCAAATTTCATTATAAAATCTTTAAAAATAAATGCAGCAATAAGAATCGCTATCATACCCAGGAACGGTCCAATGAGTTCCGATAGGTGCAAGGCAAGTGCTTCTGGGTTATTTACTGCGGCGTTAAGAGTATCCATACTACTATTTATCGCTTACAGTTTTTGTCTAATACGTAGCCATTGATCGCCTATCTCGTCAGCAAACCACTCTATATTAGCCATATCAATTAACCAATCTTCTCTGTATGGATACCTTGCCTCGTTGAACGAGCTAGTCACACCGTAGGCTAAACTATGTTCACTAACTACACTGGGAATACCTTGTATTATACTGCTAACTCCTGCATTACTAGAATAGCTAACTGTAAGTGCAGTTTCTTTAAGCTGGTGCTCAAAATCAAAGCTATCATAGGTCTCATGCACTTGTTGGGCAATATTCCACTCACAATTTTGTTGTTTAAACCACTCTGCGTCTTTAACTGGGAAATGTAAATTTTCTCTAAACCTAGGATGACTTCTAAGCACAATAGGTTTATCTGAGTGTTCACGGATCTTAATTACTGTTTCCCTAAAGTAAGTTTCCATATCAGGCATGTCTACCCACTGTTGGCTGTGTGCATGTTGACCGCATACCAAGATGTATGGCTTGTCGACTTCTCGCCAAGGTTTAATCTCAATGCCTAACTTTTTGACCCTATCAGGATTTACACCCACGTCTAGTGCAAAGTCAGCGTCACGATTAATACCATTGATTCCTAGTTTCCAGGTTTCGTTACGTATTAACCCACCAACTTCTATTACTATAACTGGTTTACCTTGTGCGCGATATCGATCCCATACCTCTTTATTTTTACCCATTTGTCCAAACCATAGCACACTCCATATTAGAGCCGCATCAGCGTCCATTTTACCTTTAACTAAGGTGTCTGTCTTTGAGATTGCCTCAATGAGTTGTGGATATACCAGGGTGTTGTTGCCTGGCAAGTTATTTGGGAAGTGACTTATTATCATTATAAATACCTTTAGTTATTATATACGCATATATTTATTAAAGGAACCACTCCATGAATTTTAAAGTTTGCACAACCTGGCACAAGACAGGGTATAAAAAATACGGAGATCACTTTATTCAAGGATTTTGCCAGAACTGGCCTGCCCAAGTAGACTTAACAATATACGCAGAAGAACACGAGCCTAACACTTACGATGCAAACAATATTAAAGTATTGGATCAACATACTACACTTCCTGACTTAAAGTCTTGGCAAGAGCAACACAAAGACAACGATAACGCACATGGATGGAATAAAGACCATTCAAAGAAAAGTTTTTTATGGGATGCTAGCAGGTTTGCCAATAAAGTTTTTGCAATATGGCACATGGTTGACAACACCGATGCAGATGTAGTAATATGGTGTGATGGTGATGTAAGAACACATTCTCAGATTACCATGGAGTTTTTGCAGAGTATGGCTCCAGCACAAGATGAATTAGTAACATACTTGGGTCGCAGAACTTGGCCTGAATGTGGTTGGATGATGTTTAACACACGACATCCAGAC